TTAAGAAACAATTCTTAGATGGTCTTCCTGCTTTGAAGAAGGTTATAGATGACTGTAAGTTTCAGGTTAAGAAGCTTGGAAAGATATCCTTACTCGACGGTAGACTTGTACCATGTAGGTCAGCACATGCTGCCTTGAATGTACAACTACAGGGTGATGGGGCTATCGTGATGAAGCTTGCTCAATGTATCTTTGATCGTAAGATAAAGAAGAAGAAGTATCAGGACAGGGTTAAATTCATGGCTACTGTGCATGATGAATGGCAAATGGAATGTGTACCTGAGTTAGCTGAAGAGGTGGGGCAGATGGGATGCGATAGCATAACGGAAGCTGGTGAACGGCTGGGTTGTTCTATTGCTTTAGAAGGAGACTATAGGATCGGAAAGGATTGGTCGGAATGTCATTAAATGTTGAGGTAGGTTTTTATAGATATGATCATAGTATGTATGACATCTTTAATAAGCAGTCTACTAAGATAGAGAAAGTATGGGTAAGTATGATACGACACATAACTAAGTGTTGTTACACCCATTGTACTATAAAGATAGGAGAGAATTCTTTAGTTGCCTTAGTAAAAAAGAATGCTACATTTGCATCTTCTGATACTGTAGACAAATTTCTAGGGAGTCCAGATCTTTATATTTGTTTAGGAGAGTTAGACGTAGATATCACAGGGATAGATAAGATTATCTCAGGTTTGTATCAAGGAAGTGTGAGGAAAGTTCTCATATGGTTCTTTGTAACAAGATGGTTTGGAGCTAAGAAACCAAAGACCTGTGCTACATTAGTGTGTGAAATACTTCGGTGCTGTGGATACGAGATTAAACAGTGCGTATCCCCTGCCGAACTATATAAGGAATTAATAGAATGCAATTCATAATGTTAGGGGGAAAGGCTGGGGTTGGGAAAACCTTTTTAGCTAGACATATAGCTAAGTATGCTTTTAATAAAGGAATGAGACCACATATAGTTTCCTTTGCTGACTGTATCAAACAAGAGGCAGAGAACGCAGGTTTTACTAAGGATAAAGAACCAGAAAAATACAGAGAGTTTTGTCAATCTATGGGAAAGAAACATAGAGCCGAGGATCCAGACTACTTTGTCAAGAAGTTTAATGATACTTTTATGGGTTTGTGGGATGAGGAAAGTTATCTTTTAAAACAAGGGAATCAGTTCTGGGAAACCTTGGTGATAGTAGATGATTGTCGTTACTTGAATGAGATAGCCTATGGTAGATTTAATAATGCCATACAGATCTTTATTGGTACTGGTGATAGAGAGCTAAGAGACAATGATGGTGAATGGCGTAATGATTTATCGGAAGAAGTAGCTATGAAAATTGAGGAAGGCGACAAGGATTACTTGAATCTTTATTCATGGGTAGTATTGAATGATAAAACTTGGGAAGAGTTTAAGAAGAAAGTCAAAGAGTATCTTCCCGTTTGGTGTGGTATGGATGCTGATTCATGTGGAGAGATTGATTGTAATTGCGCTTTTTGTAAGACCATGAAAGATGGACAACCATTAGAAGGTATCCTTAAGGAGATATATGAAGAAATGATAAAGTATTTAGATGAAATGATTGAAGGAGATGAAGATGAAGAGACCTAATGTAGCGATACTAGATGGGGATATACTAGCATATAGGGCAGCATTCTGGGCAGACACTGAAGGTATAGATGAACTAGAGGATCGGTTACTATATGACATACAAGAATGGACACCGAAAGGATGTAAACCTGTGATTGCATTATCGTGCAATCGTAAGGAAAATTACAGAAGAGATTGCTGGGCTAATTATAAATCTAATAGGGAGACTCGCTCAGCTCCTGATTGTCTGAACTATGCTATGGAGTTGATCAAGGGTATGGGGAGTATCAAGAAGATCGACCGAATAGAAGCTGATGATATCATGGGTATGGGAGCATCGTCTGGTACAGCGATTGCTGTAACAATAGATAAAGACCTTAGAGGTGTACCGGGATGGCACTGGAATCCTGATAAAGAAAGAGAACCTAGAGAGATATCTACAGATGAAGCCGACCGCTTCTTTGCTGAACAGATAGTCACAGGAGATACTACAGATGGTATACCTGGATTACCTAAGTGTGGTAAGAGTTTCTTTGAGAAAGAGATTGCTACATTTGATCCTGAGGATTGGCTTAGAGAGATTTGGTGGGCTTATGAAGAGCGTGGATATGATTATGAATATTTCTTATCTCAAGTTAGATGTGTAAGAATACTTCGTATTGATGACTTTGATAAAACAACTAGGTGTCCTATACTATGGGATATGCCTAAGGATATACCTTGAAACGGGTATTATAGTATAACGGAGAATACAATGATTTTAACAACTAAACATGTAAAATTAAATACAAGAAACGGACACGTAAAAATACCAACAAGAGGTTCTAATGGAGCTTCGGGTTATGATTTATGTGCTGTCGTCAAAGGATCTGAAACAATCAAACCTGGAGAAACCAAGATGATTTCTTCTGGGATGAAGATGGTTATACCCAAGGGTATATGTGGGTTACTTGTACCTAGATCTGGCTTGAGTACTAAGCGTGGTATAGTACTAGCGAATACCATAGGGGTTATAGATAGTGATTACAGAGGAGAGATTAAGATGGCTCTCATGAATATATCGGATACCTCATTCGAAGTAACCAACGGGCTACGGGTTGCACAGATATTGTTTATCCCTACACTTACTCCAGGATTTGAGTACTGTAGTGATGCGGATTTTAATTACGATTGCTCAACTGAGCGTCAAGGCGGAGGTTTCGGGAGTACTGGAGTTAGTTAATGGATTCATTCCAACAGTTTATTGCCATATCTAGATATGCTAGATGGCTTAAAGAAGAAAATAGAAGAGAAACGTGGTATGAGACCGTCAGTAGATACTGGGATTGGATGGTCAATAAGTTTCCTGACCTTAAAAATACCCCTGAGATTAAAGATAGTATCTATAACTTAGAGGTTATGCCGTCAATGAGAGCATTGATGACCGCTGGACCCGCTGCTGATAGGGATAACACTTGTGTTTACAACTGTTCCTATCTAGAGATTGATTCTCTAGTAGCATTCTCAGAGTTAATGTACATTCTAATGAATGGTACTGGAGTAGGATACTCCGTAGAATCTAGGTGTACTGACAAACTAAAGCCTGTCCCTAGTTCAATAGTTAGGGATCGTGGATTCACGGTTAGAGTAGAAGACTCTAAAGAAGGGTGGGCAGATTCCCTAAGGAATCTATTGGATTATCTTTGGAATAAAGGTATCCACCCAACATGGGATACATCCCTTGTTAGACCCTCTGGAGCTAAGCTTGAAACCTTTGGTGGTCGTGCTAGTGGACCAGAGCCTCTTGAGGCTGTCTTTAAGTACATCACTAATACATTTTATAATGCTCGTGGTCGAAAGTTGACTACATTAGAGTGTCATGATATATGTTGTGTCATAGCTAAGTCTATTATTGTAGGCGGAGTACGTCGTAGTGCTATGATTTCCTTATCAGATCTAAATGACAGACCAATGGCTAAATGTAAGAGTGGCGCATGGTGGGAAGGTTCAGGGCATCGTGCGTTGGCTAACAACTCAGCAGTGTACCGAGGAAAACCTGCGTTGACTGAGTTCATGTCAGAGTGGCAGTCTTTATATGATTCCCATTCAGGTGAGCGTGGTATCTACAATAGATTAGGTGCTCAAGAACAATGTGATTGGTTAGGGCGGGACAATACTATAGAGTATGGACTGAATCCCTGTGCTGAGATTCTTCTTAGACCAAAACAATTCTGTAATTTAACTGAGGTCATCATCCGAAGTGACGATAAGATCGCAGATATCAAGAGAAAGATTGAGCATGCTACCATCCTAGGTACTTGTCAATCATCTATGACATACTTCCCATTCCTTAGTACAGAGTGGGAAAGGAATGTAGAAGAAGAGAGATTACTTGGGGTATCATTCACTGGTATCTACGACAACCCCTTAATGTGGGGTAAGGAAGGACTAGAGAAACTCTCTGGTCGTCTGGGTAGATGGCGTGAGCATGCTAGGAAAACTAATTCAGAATGGGCAGACAAACTTGGAATCAATAAGTCAGCTGCTATAACCTGTGTTAAACCTAGCGGTACAGTATCATGTCTAGCGAATACATCTTCGGGTATACATCCGAGATATGCGTCTCATTACATACGAAGAGTACGTATAGACAAGAAGGATCCTATCTATAGCTTTATGAAAGACGCAGGGATACCTGTAGAAGACTGTGTACTTAATCCTGAATCAACAGGAGTCTTTAGTTTCCCTCTATCTTCCTCTACACATAGTAGAGAGGCACAGGATGTCTCAGCCCTAGAACACCTAGAGCTTTGGCGAGTATATAAGAATCATTGGTGTGACCATAATCCGTCTATCACCATTCATTATACAGACGATGAGTTCCTACCAGTAGGAGCATGGGTTCTGGAAAACTTTGATGACATTCAAGGTATATCTTTCCTACCTAGGGTTGACCATGTTTATGAACAGGCTCCCTTTGAGGAGATATCTGAAGAATGTTATAATAAATTAAGTAAGAATATGCCAGAGGTAGATTGTAATAAACTTAGAGAATATGAATCTGAGGATACAACTAAAGGTACACAAACCTTAGCATGTAGTGGGGGTTCTTGCGAAGTAGTAGACTTAGTGGAGACAACCTAATGGATATTTCACCCGCCCGACAACTGGGCTTAAGTAATTCTTTGAATACAACACAACTAAATAAATTCCTTCAAGAGTTAGACAACAGACTCAAGAAGGTTGAGGAACAACTCAATGCCGAATCAAAAAATACCATACGTCGATCCAGATCTAGTAAAGATTCTGGAGAAGATGTATCCTCCTCTTGATTATTCTAAGGATGTATCAAGAGAGGACTGGGCATTTAGGGGAGGTCAGAGAGAATTAATAAAGAAGCTATTTCAAATCACTAAACAACAAGAAAGGGGTTAAGTTATGGCAATGGATCCAATGCAACAAGCGATGGAGATGGGACTTGGTGGCGGTATGCCTGAGGGTGATCCCTCAATGATGGGACTTGGTGGTGGTATGCCCGAAGGTGATCCTATGATGGATCAAGAGATGACTATGGAAGAAGGCGAAGAGGCTGGGCGTATGGGGGATACCATATTAGCTCATATGACACCAGGAGAAGTCGTTATCCCTGCGGAATTAGTTGGTGATCCTGCGATTGCTGAAGCTTTAAACGAAATCTTTATGTCTGCTGAGATTGACATAGCTCAATATACAGTAGGAAGCCCTATGAATAGTATCAACCCTGAGACAGGCAACCCTGAGTTTGGTTTCTTTAGTTCAATAACAAAGCCTTTTAAGAAAGCCTTAGGATATGTAACAGGTGCGAGAGCCCAAGAGAAAGCAGCAAAGAAACAAATGGCTGAGTACGCAAGAGCTGAAGCTGCAGCAAAGAAAGAATCTAGAAGGCTCATGGCAGAGCAACAGGCTTATTTCAAAGGTGAGATGGATAGGTTTATGGCAAAACAAGCAGAAGATACTGCGTTATTTAACCAACAGATAGCTGTAGATCAAGAGAAATCAAGGGTAATGGCAATTCGAAACAAGAGAAATTTTGCTAAGACATTGTTTGGTATCCAAGGTAGAGCTATTGGATCCTCTAAAGAAGCGGCAGCAGTAGGAGATACAGCGACATCAAGAGAATTCAAAGCCCCCAAGTTCTACGGTTCTAAGAGAAGTAAGAAATCCTCGCCAAAATTTAAAAGAAAGGCTCCGAAAACAAGTTCGGTACGCCCCAAGTAAGGAGTAAGCTATGAAATCACCAAGCATTAGTATGCCTAAGTTACCCTCAGCGGCTGAACAAGCTCAGGTATTAGCTACCCTGATGGGAGAACAAAGAGCAGCTCAGGAAGAGATGTATCAACAACGCCAAGATGAAGTACGAACCCAAGAAGAGCAACGAATACAGGATGAGAAGGCGGAACGCCAGAGAATCGAAAGAGTAGAGGGTGAAAGGGAAGCAGCACTAGCTGAAGCCGAACGTCAGGCTCAATTAGAAGCTGAGGAAGTTGTTGTAGAAGATGTATCC